GTTGTTTGGTATTCTTTTTGAGTCGGTTGACTCCTTGCATTACTTGAGATCTTTCAAGTTTAACTTGCTCCTCTATTTGGCTTGGAGTGGGCATAATCGTGTAGCTCGTCGTTGATTTGTTCAATTAATAGTGATCGCATTTCAACATAGTTAGGATCATTCTCATCTAACAAATCTAATGCTTGTTTTTGATAAGAATATATATCCTCAAGTGTCCTCGTCATTTAATTCATCCTCGTATAATTCAGGGGTCAAGTGTGTGAGTTGATCATGTTCGCAAATAGCCATCTCAGCTTTACACTCTTTCATGATAGCTTTAATCTTAGCCTTTGCAGCTGATGCTTTACTATATACATGTTCTGTAACTTTACCAGTTTCTGTATCTTGCTCACGTATGATACAACTTACTGATGATGGTATCTCCCATCCATCCATTTTCCATGACATAAAATCTTCAAAGCTTAATGGTGGTGTACCGAATACTTCAGCTGGTGTATCCTTAATAACTTTCCAATTATTAGGAAAGTATTTCTTTTTACGCATCATAGATTGGCTCCACGTCCTTGAGATAGTCATCATGTAAACAAGCTTCTTCATAAGCATCGTAAGCTGCTTCGTAAACATCATAACCTGAGTTCATAACAAGTGTTCTACCACTTGCCATTGTTACTAAATACTTCATTCGTAAACTTGGGTAAGGATTTCTTCACGGATAGCATATTCTCTGCTATCTTGAGGCTCTTCATCTAGAGATGATAGTAGATATTCTACATCATCAAGTTCTAGTTGTAAAGTGATTGGGTGTTTCATTTGAAATACTTTTCAATAACATTGATTTGATCTTGATACTTAGCTATCTCATTTAATTCAGTCGTGATAGCTCCCATAACGTCACTATGTTCACCAATCCCAGTAGGATTATTGAGGTATACATGAACATTTGCTTTATGGTAATTGATCTCACCTTGTGCATGTGATAAGAGTGCTTTGATTAGTTCAGGTTTCATGGGTGATGTGCGTCCTTGAGCTGACGCTGACGGATTGTGAATATATTAAGGAGGAGCCATTAATTCAAAGCCTGATTCTAATTCAAGATCTCTAATTGCTTTGTTGATTTTGTTAAGTAACTCCTCCATATATGGATACCAAAGTATAGTTCCGTGCGGTATATCTGTCTCTCTATATACTCTAACCGCACGGAGATTGTTTCTAATTAGTACCATATCTTCCATAGATAGGTTTACTTTCATCTGCGTCCTTGCAGTTTTTAAATAATATTAATGGTCAGTTAAATAATCATGCTACATTTAACCTTTCCTCCCTTAATTGTTCTGCTAATTGTTCATCATCATTATGATTGTCCTCATAAGTTTTAAACAATTCATCTTTAATTCTATTCTCTCGTTGATACTTAGCACGATTAGTTTGCTGTTCAATTAATGCATCCTTCTCTTTTTCTAAGGTGCTTAAATGTAAACAATCAATGTGGTATTCATCACCACAATTTGAAGGTATTCTTTGTAATCTGTAGCTTAATGCTCTCATAGATCCAAAGATTCCGATTACGTTTGTACTTCCATCATAACAATTAGTAGCACTAAGTGTAAAGAATAGAGGAGAATCTGGTGGGTTGCTCATTGTTAATTAACCGAATAAATGATAGTTGTAATGTTTACGAATAGGCTTATAAATTAGCTTGGGTTTGTTGTTAGTAACTGCTTGATAAATACGATGTAATTGTTTACTACTTATAGGCGCAACGGATTGTGAACATTTAAGCTCTGTAATTAGCATACTATTTGTTAATAACTGTGTGGTCTGTTAATTGTATTCTTTAAGAATATATAAATAAGGATAGTAACACATATCCAGATAATAAAGCTGGTCATAATGTTATACTTTACTTAAGGAATTCATTCCAATAGCATTAGTAATGTCATGAACTTTACCATCATTTAATGATAGAATATCATCGAAACTATCGTTCATTTCTTCACATGTTATGTCCTCATATTGTTCTACTAAAGTATTAGCAACTGATTCAATATATGTCCATACTAAATCATTCTTATAATGTGGTAAATAGCAATTGTTATCTGTAAATAATTCAACCTTTATTTCATCACCAAAATGATCAGAAATGTATTGCTCTATTTCTTCATTATATAATTCATAAAACGTTCCTGTTTGATGATAATATATATGAGAATGTGCTACACCTGATGAACATCCGTGATCTCTAATTTCACGCAATGTATCAATATCATATTGTTCCTTAATTGTTTCTAATGCAGATAATCTTTTAGTCATAGTGTTAAGAACCTCCATGATAATAAGGTGAATAAATAATCAACAATTGCTTGCTGATTAACGACGCTACCGAGAATCGAACTCGGATAATTACCGTGACAGGGTAACATTTTAACCGTTAAATCATAGCGTCAGTAAATGTTAATTAGTGAACAGGATGTTTTACGCTAAGTTGATAGCAACCTGCCACTAATTAATTCAGCGATTAGTTACACAAATGCTGGTAACTTTGGCTCGCTAATGTTCTTTAACTGTGTTGGTGTTGAGCATAACTTAGAATAATCAAATTGCTCACTATTTAATACAGTTGCTCTGTCAGATTTCACGAGGTTGTTGTTAACCCAGAAACCTAAACTTACGTCAGGGTTAAACATAACGTTAAGGATTGCA